GTCAATGATTTTACACCGGAAACATTAAGAGATACATTTAACGATACAGGAGAAGAAAATGAAGATGAATTTAAGTTCTAATGTAAATTTTCTTTTAGGTTTACATAGTCAATTGAAAATTTTTCATTGGCAAACTAAAGGTTTTTCAAGACATGAAGGTTTTGCTAAAACAAGAGACGAATTAGAAGATTTGATGGATGAATTTGTTGAACAGGCTATGGGTCAATATGGTAGATTCCAATTAGATGATGAAACAAATACAATTGAATTAGTAAATATTGGGGATGTAAAACCCGAAGAAATGATAGAAACAGTATGTAAATCTTTTGTTCAATGGACAGATAGTATTGATGAAAAAGATACTAATCTTTTGAATTTACGAGATGAAATGTTGGGTCTATTCCAAAAGTTAAAATATTTACTTACATTAAACAAATAAGAAAAAAATAGAATAATAAAATGATATCAGGGTCAGCGGCCACTACGGGGTCAACACAAACAAGAACAACATTATCATATGTTAATAATTTAGTAACCGGCGCAACATCATCAGGTTCATACCACATATATGTACCAAATGAGTACATGGATGATGATATGATGGATACGTTAATTGGTTATGGTTATAAGGTAACTAAGAAAAATTCTCTTATGGGGTCTAATATGGAATATTTAATCAATTGGGCACCAAATCCAACACCACCAACCCCAACTCCAACAACTTCACCAACACGTACACCGACACCAACCGTTACTCCGTCACATACACCGACAATGTCGCCAACACCTACACATACAAAAACACCAACACCAACACCGACAGTTACAGCTACGGCAACTCCTACAGCAACTATGACACCAACAGCAACACCGACAATGACTAAAACACCAACAAGTACGCCGCCGGCACCAAGCGCAACACCAACAATGAGTGTTACACCAACTCCAAGTGCTACTACACAACCTTTCCAATCGTATAACTATTCAATTAGTGCAACTGATTTAGCTGCAGCAACTGGTAATACAGGTGGTTTAGCGGGATATAATAATAAAGTCGTAGTAATAATCACCGGTGGTTATAACTGTGCTAATACCATAGTTCGTGACTTCACATATTCATTTAGTGCCGCCGGTTCATCATATATTTCTTGGTTGATTTCACCAAAAACAAGTGTACCGGTATTTGGTTATTATAAAGATAATGTTTTAGTAACTACGGGACTGTTATCGACACAAACAGCAAACCCATCAGTTCCTTGTTAATATTTTAAATTTTTTAACAAATAAAAGAACCGGATTTTGTAATTCGGTTTTTTTTATTTACATTTGTCATATAACTAAAAACATATATTATTATGTCTACATTTGATGCAGTACTAGCTCAGTACGAAAAAAACAAAAACGCCACAAGTGGCAACGCAAATCGAGTGTCCTCAGAGGACCGTATGAAGAAGTATTTCACTACCGTATTACCGAAAGGTTCTAAAGGTGAGGAAAAACGTATTCGTATTTTACCTACAAAAGATGGTTCTTCACCATTCGTTGAGGTTTATTTCCACGAAGTTCAAGTGGATGGAAAGTGGGTTAAATTATATGACCCAAAGCAAGAAGGAAAACGCTCACCATTAAATGAGATTCATGATGAATTAATGATGACAGGCGTTGAATCTGACCGTGAATTAGCACGTCAATACCGTTCACGTAAATTCTATATCGTGAAAGTTATTGACCGTGATAACGAGAATGATGGTGTTAAGTTTTGGAGATTTAAACACAACGCAAAAGGAGATGGTATCTTGGATAAGATTATTCCTATCTTCCGTAACAAAGGTGATATCACGAGTATTACTGATGGCCGTGATTTAATTTTATCATTAACTTTGGCAAAGTCGGGTAATGGTAAAGAGTACACAACAATTAATTCAGTAATTCCTGAGGATAAAGCTCCATTACATACAGATGATAGTGTAGCTAATACTTGGGCAAATGATGAATTAACTTGGTCTGATGTTTATTCTAAGAAAGGTGAAGACTACTTAGAGATGGTCGCTAATGGTGAAGTTCCACGTTGGGATTCTAATTTAGGTAAGTGGGTTTCAAACTTATCAGGTGAAGAAACAATGGGTCAAGCACCTTCAGCACCGTCAGCTCCTTCAGCACCGGCTAAGGCTCCTGTTATTGAGGACCCACAAGCTGATGATGATATCGACGAAGAGCTTCCATTTTAATATTACGGGGTGGTGAAATATCCATCCCATTTTTAAACAAAAAAATACATGGCAGGAATTAAAAAACAAGATTTTTCAAGCATTGCGAGTGTTGTTAACAAATACTCAACAAAAACCACATACAAAGCTGATAGGTTTTTGGATTTAGGTGATGCTTTCTTGGATGCAACCGGTATTCCCGGTCCCGCTATTGGTCACATCAATATGTTATTAGGACATTCCGATACAGGTAAGACAACCGCATTATTAGGTGCTGCTGCTGATGGTATTAAAAAAGGAATGTTACCTGTGTTTATTATCACAGAACAGAAGTTTGATTTTGGTCATGCGAGGATTATGGGTATTCCTGTTGAACAAGAAGTTGACCCTGAAACAGGTGAGGTTACTTATTCAGGTCCTTACATCTTTAAAAACGATTTTGATTACATCGAACAAATCACAGACTTTATGAATGATTTGATGGATGCTCAAGATAAAGGTACAATACCTTACGATTTATTATTCCTTTGGGACTCTGTTGGTTCAATTCCTTGCAAGATGACATACGAAGGTAAGGGTGGTAAACAACACAACGCTGCAGCATTAGCAGATAAAATTGGTATGGGAATTAACCAACGTATTTCAGGGTCTCGTCGTTCTGACAAGCCACATACAAATACATTGATTATTGTTAACCAACCTTGGGTTGAACTACCGGATAATATCTATGGTCAACCAAAGATTAAAGCAAAAGGTGGTGAGGCAATTTATTTGAACTCTACATTGGTTTTCTTATTTGGTAATCAAAAGAATGCGGGTACAACTAAAATACCTATCACAAAAAACAAGAGAACAATTAGTGTGGCTACAAGAAGTAAAATCTCCGTAATGAAAAACCACGTTAACGGTATTGCATTTGCTGATGGTAAGATTATGGTTACACCTCATGGATTCTTGAGAGCAAAAGAAACAGCAGAAGAAAAGGCTTCACGTGAACAATATGTTAAAGATAATTTAGATTACATTAGCTCATTGTTTGGTGAAAAAGTATCCGACATCAAAGACATCAAATTCGAAGATGTTGTTGAGAATACGGATTCAGACGAAGAATAGTTTCACATTTTAAATTAAAACAAATGTCCGTTTTACTTGTCGATGGCGACAATTTATTAACAATCGGATTTTACGGGTGCAAAAACTTCTTTTATAAAGGGAATCATATTGGGGGAATTTATCATTTCCTCAATACCCTTAAAAAGTCATTTGAGCAATACCATTTAAACAAAATCGTAGTATTTTGGGACGGACACGAAGGTTCATCAACAAGAAGAAAAGTATATCATCTTTATAAAGAGAATAGAAAAACAAGACTTCGCAGTGATGAAGAATTAAATTCATACAATTATCAAAGAGATAGAGTTAAGTTATACCTTGAAGAGCTATTTGTTCGCCAAGGAGAATACGAATTCTGTGAGACTGACGATTGTATCGCTTACTATGCAAAAAATTCACCAGAGGAAAACAAAATAGTTTATTCTTCTGACGGAGACTTAACCCAATTAGTTTCTGAAACCACAAAAATTTATAATCCATCACATCATAAATTATATAGTGTTAATGACACTATAAAATATAATCATGAGGATGTCTTAATTGAAAACGTAAAAATAATTAAGATGTTGTGTGGTGACCCATCTGATAATATCTCCGGTATTAAAAATATGGGTATAAAAAGATTAATTTCTCTCTTCCCTGAAGTACAAACAAAAAAATTATCTTTAGAAGAAATAATTGAAAAAGGTAATACTATCTTTGAACAAGATAAAAACAATAAACTAATAACTAATTTATTAACCGGTGTTACAAAACATGGTGTATTTGGTGATGAGTTTTTTGAAATTAATAATAAAATTGTTAATTTAGATGAACCATTGTTAACCGAAGAAGCCAAGGAAAGTATACACGAGTTAATAGGGGAGAATCTTGACCCTGAGGGAAGGTCATATAAAAATGCAATAAAATTAATGACGGAAGATGGTATCAATAATATATTACCAAAATCAGATGATGCG